ATCGCCGCCGCCGCGGCGGCGATCTCGGTCAACTGGGGCATGTACATCTGGGGGGTCAACAGCGGGCAGGTGGTGCAGACCTCGCTGGGCTACTTCATCAACCCACTGGTGACCATCGCCTTCGGGATGGTTCCGCGACTACCAAGATGCGGGGGTCCACATCTACGCGCAGCTCAAAGTCTGGCAGCGGGCGCATCGTAGGCACGAAGTCACTCCTCTCGGCATCATCAAGAACCTGATCCACCTGCGCCCACAGGCCCGTTGACCATTGAGTCCATGCCCGGCGCGCCGTGTTTGGCGAGCCGTACTCCGACGGCAGATCGGCCCAACGGCAGCGCGAACGAGCCTTGTGAAGTACGGCGTTGACGCGCCTTCTCAGCGCGTCTGTAGAGCCCACTAGGGGCGCCACACGCGCCCACTGATCGTCTGTCAGCTCCATCGGGACACCTCGCTTCCGCTCTTCGTACCAGCCGGCCACCGTGCAGGGATGACCGCCGGCCAGAATCGGTACAGGAGACAGGATGTGCACGCGTACGTCTAGTAGGTCCAGGAAGCGCGCCTGAGTTTCTAGAGACTCGTCCCCAAGCCTTTCCTGCGCCATCTGCGCCAAGGCAGCAAGATCCCGCCCGCGCTGCGCGCCATCCTCCCGTTCCTTGAACCACGCCTCGGCATCAGCCTTCATCTTTTGGATCTGCTCAAGTTCTTCATTGAGTGGCCGTACGGCCACAGCGATCTCTTCTTCACTTTGTCCAAGCCTTGCAAGGCTCACCACAGTCGTGCTGATGACGGAATTCTGTCGCTTGATTGCCGACTCAAGGTCGGAAATCCGGGATTCGTGCATCTCGAATCCTTCTCCGGCAAGGCTCAGCCATTCAGCCGAAATTTCCTCAAGCTTGTCACGATCGCCGAGCTTCGTGCAGAGGAGATCCCACACGGCCTTTTCGAGGGTGCTGGCATCGATGTTATGATCGTTGCAAGTAGGGGCGCCCGGATAAGACTGATTCTTTCCGGAGCATCGATAGCCGCGAATGTATCCAGATTCTGACCGCCCCTGGCCACTATAGTGCTTGCCGCACATGCCGATCAGGCGCAGAGACAGAGGGTAAGTGGCATCAGCACGGCGCTTGGGCTTCCGTGACCGCATCTGCCATTCTCGCAGGTAGGCAACCTCATCATCGGTCAGGAACTGAGGGACTGGGATCTTCACCGATGGGCCGTATAGCGGCTCGCCATCGGGACCAGCCTTCGCATTGACGGCTGTGTTCCTAAAGATGACGTATCCGTTAAGGATTGCGTCAGAGAATATCTGGTGACGCAGATTCTCACGTCCCCAGGGCCTGCCCGATCGAGTGAACTGCTCTTCCATGTTGAGGATGATCGCGGCATCGTTCAGACTGTCGCCTTCCTGGAGGGCCTTTACGACAATCCGAACCATGAGGGCTTCCCTATCGCAAACGATCAGGTGAGATTCACCACGCTTGCCCTGATTCTCGATCTCATAGCCGAAAGGTGGTGGGCCGCCGATCCAGCCGCCAGCATAGGCCTTCTCTTGAAGGCCGTCTTGAGTTCGAGAGCGGATCGTTTCCCATTCGGTCTCGGCATAGTCCGCAGATTTGCGAAACTCGGAACGCCCGGCTTGAGTCGTATTGTCGCAGTCTTTGTCTACTAGGGCAACGAAGATACCGATGTCTTCAAGTGCCCATACCCAACGCCAAAAGGCGCGGCCGGTACGGCCGATGCGGTCGCCCTTGGGTACCACCACCACATCAAAGGCACGCCTGCCAAAGGTGTCGATCGTCTTCGCGTCGAGCATGAGACGATCGAAGTCCGCTCGGGAGCCCATCTCCAAGGATCCAGACAGACCCTCATCCTTGTAAGTGCCTACATGGTCCCAGCCCTTGCGGGTGATGAAGGAGGCAGACTTGCGCAGGCCGGCAGCAATGCCATAACCCTTGCGCTGCTCTTCGGTGGAGACCCGATTGTAGTCAACGGCCCTAAGCACACCAGTGGCCACGGGCATGGTTAGACTAGGCATGACTCGACTCCTTCACAGTCGGTCGCTGTGCGCCAGGGGCTGGAACCCCTGGCGCACGTTTGCGTCTGGAGTCAAGGTAGCGCAGGGCGGCAGCAGTTGACGACGGCTCGGATCACTTGGCAGGTGGTCGGGGGCCGAAGAGCAGTCGCAGGAACTCGGCCCACTCGGCATCGGTCCACTCGCGGTTGCGCCAGACCACGCGTTGCGTAGTCATGCCGCAACCAGGATCGGTTCTGTCCGGACGAGAGCGCCAAGCTTGAGCTTGGCTACTACCTGCTTCTCTCCGAATCGAACATGTTCGTCTGGCACGTCGTAGACGTGCTTCAGGTAGCCGGCTTCATGGAGCTTGTCCAGCCAGTCCTTGAACCAGGACGTCAGCAGTTCCATGGATGCGAAGGCACAGAATTCGTCATCCAGAATTCCGTGCAGACCGCCATCGTCATATGGATTTGGATGATCCCGGTTGCTGTGCGCCCACGCCATGTCTTTTTGCCATTCATCGGTTTCCGGCCCGTTGTACGGGCCCCCAGGAACGCCGTAGGGCATCCTTTCTGCTGTTGCTACCCGATACACCAACACGCCATCCTCCTGCCAAGCGTCAAGAAATTGCCTAAATTGATGGCCAGAGCCCTTCAGCTCCGATCTCTTCGGACTGTGCTGCCGTGTATCGATCGACTGGCATGATGGCGCCAACGAACGTGGATCCGATCTTCACGGAGATCTGCTCATCACCGTCGGAGATGGAGAGGTCGGCGATGGTCTCGCCAGCAGCCTTGATCTTGCCGAAGGCAGCCATCATCTTCGGATCGATCAGGACGAGACGCGTTGGCGTCTCGCGAGTCAGCAGGTCGTAACAGCGGTCCCAGAGATCGACAGGATTGCGTTGCTCCGATGCATCGCGCATCGGCATCCATGCGCCGTTATCGTCTAGGATTGACAGTCCATCCTGGTGACGGATATCGATCTCGACTGCGTCCTTCTTGCGGGCCCGTGCGATCTTGTCCAGTTCCACCAGATCGGCACGACACAGGTCGATCTGTGCCGTATCGTTCTCAGTTTCTACGCTTGCCGAATCGTAGCCTAGGCTATAAATATCGGTCGCCATGATGCTGAGGCTGCCGATATTCTGGTGGACTCGGCAGACCTTGACCGCGCTACGCGCCGGCATGAACGCAAGAGCGTTATGCGTCAGCCTCGCTAGTTCAGGCCCAGGAATCTGGAATCTGCCCATCGGGCCAGTCATCCTCCCATCCGATCTCGGGGTCATCAGTGTATGGAATCTCAGAGATTCCCAGGTCTTGCGCTGCTGCTATGCGATGGTGGCCATTGCAGACAATTCCATTTTTGATCAGGATTGGACGGGAGATACCATGCAGTCGGATCGAATCCAACAAATCGGGGTACTCTCCATCGCGACGCTTCTTTGAAAGCGTCTCCCGAACGTTCCTAACGATCTCGGCATCATTCCAAGAAACGCCGTTCGGGCAGCCGCAGGATTCGCAATCGTCGTTGTAGACGACCTTACAGGCGGGGCATCGACTATAGGACGGCGCATCGGTAGATCCGAGTGCGAGGACTTCAGTCAGCGCAATCGAACCGACCATCGTCATCTCCATAATCGAAATCTTCGTCTTCGTAGTCCACGGGACGGTCATCGCTCATGCGATCACCAGTCCACGACGCGTGGCGTCGTTACGGAGGAATTCCTCGCGCTTCGCGATTCGGTCACTGCGAAGCGCCTTGTAGGCAGCTTCAATACGGCGCGCATGCGCCATAGCCGCACGGGGCCCTTCCATCTGGAAGGTCATCTGGAGCCAGAAAATGGCCTTCTCATACATCTCGTAACCCTTGAATCGCTTGATCCGCTTGATGATGTCTTCGATGGTGATGACCATGATCCGAATGCCTTTCAGATGGTCGAGTTGGTGAGCGCCTTGATCCGCCGTGCCAGCCGGCGCTGAGTGGTCCGGTACTTCTCCATGTCCTTGCGGGACACCTTCGTCTCGTCCTGGCGACGAAACTTCCGGATGGTCGTCTTGCTGTTCTCGCTCACTCGTGACTCCTGTCAAGCGTCAAGTAACTGCGGTTGAAAATGGGCGCCCACGGGTCGAGGATGAGCGCCCATCGATGTCATTCGCCGATCGGTTCTGATCGGTTCTGATGTGAAGATCCTGCACCCGCCAGCAGCGGGTGTCAAGCGTCAAGTTTCACGTCAGCAACACAAGTCCTGAGCCGAACAGAGTCTTCTGTCCGTATTTCTCCCGCTTCGCGATGTCACCGATGACGTCACCGACGGCTTCGTACTGCTCCAGAAGTGAAGATCGTGTGCCCAAACCGTCAAGGGCGCCAGCGGCAACCAAGGCCTCAACTACGCGCTTGTTCATGACTCCAGTCCCTACCCTGGCAAGCAGATCAGGAAGGGACCGATACGGGCCCCACGCGTCCCGCTCTGCCGTAATCAGATCTCCAGCCACTCCCACACCCTTCACGGCCCCAAGGCCGTGCAGGATGACGCCTTCAGGCGTCGGCGTATAGGTGGCGTTTGATCCGTTGACGTCCGGTGTCCTGACTTCGATGCCCATGCGCCGGCACTCAGACAGATACAGAGACGTACTGTCCTTATCGGGAGCCTTACCAATCTCACCAGTCAGCACCGCAGCCATGTACTCGGCCGGATAGTGCGTTTTCAAGTAGGCAGTCCAGTAGCTGATGAGCCCATACGCCGATGCGTGCGCCTTGTTGAATGCGTAGTCGGCGAAAGGGACCAAGGTTTCCCACAGGACGCTGATCGCGTCTTCCGAGTATCCATTGGATCTCATCCCATCAGAGAACGGGATGAACTCCTTGTCAAGGACTTCCTTGTTCTTCTTGCCCATGGCCTTCCGGAGAAGGTCAGCATGACCCACTGAGTAGCCGGCCACGGCTTGCGCCGCAGCAATGACTTGTTCCTGATACACGATGACGCCATAGGTTGGCGACAGGATCGGATCGAGAGCGTTGCTCAGCTCAGGGTGAAGGGGGTCAATTGGCTCTCTTCCGTTCTTCCGATCCGCGTACGCGTAGTGCGCTTTGACACCCATTGGTCCAGGACGGTAGAGAGCAAGGACAGCGCTGATGTCCGCAAATTGAGTTGGGCGCATACGCTGAAGAAGTTTCCGCATGGGGCCTGAGTCAAGCTGGAAAACTCCAAGCGTCTGTCCTGCGGACAGCAGTGCAAAAGTCGCGTGATCATCCAATGGTAGTCGCAGCAGGTCAACATCTCGACCATGATTTCGTTTCACCTCCTTCAAGCAGTCATCAATGATCGACAGGTTTGCCAAGCCGAGGAAATCCATCTTCAACAGGCCGAGTGCTTCGCACGTGGGGTAGTCGAATTGGGTCACAACAGAGCCGTCGGACCGGCTCCACAGCGGGATGTGATCGATCAGGGGCTCTCGACTGATGACCACGCCGGCAGCGTGAACCCCAGGCTGCCTGATCAGTCCTTCGACTCCATACGCGAGATCAAGGACGCGCCTTGCATCTTCGTCAGTCTCAACCAGCTTTCGGAATTTCCCAGCATCACCATAACGAACATGTTCGCGAGAGTAAACGCACTCAAGCGGTGCATCCTTACCCATGATCGGAAGTGGATAAGCCTTACTGAGACTGTCGCCGAGATCATACCCGAGTCCGAGTGCACGAGCGCTGTCCTTGAGCGCAGCCTTCGCCTTGATATAACCAAACGTGGCGATCTGGGCAACTCGGTCGCCGCCCCATCTCTGCGCGGCATATTCAATCACTTCTCCTCTCCGTCGGTCATCAAAGTCCATGTCCACATCGGGCATGGAGACGCGCTCAGGATTCAGGAAGCGCTCAAAGAGGAGTCCATGAACGATCGGATCCAAGTCCGTAATGCCCAGAGCATACGAGACTAGAGATCCGGCAGCCGATCCGCGACCTGGGCCAACGCGAATCCCGCGCGATTTAGCAAATCGGATGAGATCAGCAACAACCAGGAAGTAGGACGCAAAACCCATCTTGCCAATGACGCCAAGCTCGTACTCCGCCCTGTCGATCCTGTCGCGCGGGATCCCGCGCGGATACCGAACTTGAAGACCGCGATAGACCTCCGTCCTGAAGTACAGCTCTTCCGTCCATCCCTCAGGAACAGGAAAGACTGGCGTGAGATCCTGCGACTCAAAGGTGACGTTGCATCGCTCTGCCAACGTCAACGTGTTGTCGCATGCTTCCGGCAGTTCGCGAAACAGATGACGCATCTCGGCCGGCGAGCGAAGGTAGTAGCCTTCGCCGTTGAACCGAAATCGATCCTCGGCATCTAGCGTTGACTGAGTGCCGATGCACAGAAGGAGATCGTGAGCGGCAGCGTCTTCAGACTTGACGAAGTGGCTATCGTTCGTTGCCAGCAGTGGAAGCTGAAGACGACTGGCAACAGTCAGCAGTCCGTTTCTGACACGGCTCTCAATCTCTAGCCCGTGATCCATCAGCTCAACATACAGATTGCCGACCCCGAGGATGTCACTCAGTTCCGCCGCGTGCATCGCTGCGGCATCAGGATCCCCGAGACGAAGGCGTGTCTGCACGGCACCTGATGGGCAGCCAGTCGTACCGATGATGCCGGCCGAGTACTCAGCCAACAGCTCCAGATCGATCCGAGGCTTGTAGTAGATGCCCTCTGAGAAGCTTTTGGACGACAGCCTGAAGAGATTGTGCAGACCCTCATTGCTAGACGCGTACAGCGTCATATGAGTGTATGCGCCACGGCCTGAGACATCATCCTTACCACCCGATCCCCATCGGACCGGTGCTCGATCAAATCGGGATCCTGGCGCCACATAGGCTTCCATGCCGATGATCGGCTTGATGCCGTGCTTCTGGCCCGTCTCCCAGAAATCGTAGGCGCCGTGCACGTTGCCATGGTCGGTCATGGCGATGGCTGGCATGCCCATCTCGGCAGCAGATGAAAAGAGCGCCCCGAGTCGGGACGCTCCATCAAGCATGCTGTATTGAGTGTGATTGTGCAGGTGAACGAAAGTCATTCATCGTCCGACGGGCAGACGTGCGCTTCAGCGCTCATAATCACACGGCCAAGGAAGGCAGACAGGTCACCTTCGGAAACGATGCTTCCGCACTGAAAGTGGATCATCTTTAGCTTGTTGTCTTCGACGTCAAGTCGAAAATCCATGGGCATCATGCCCATCACTCCATCCTGTGTGCTCCGGAATAAGTGTTGTACTGGGCGACGAATCGCTGACAGCGTCGCTCAGACGTACGACGCTTGACCTTGACAGAGATCTGCCGGCCATCGACTGTCACGATCTCGATGAACAGGCGATGCTTGAGTGCCGATGTGACTGTTGCCTTGGATCCGCTGAACCTGCCTCGCTGTCCGCGACGCTGAACGTAATCCTTGTTCAGGTTCAGCTTGATGCCGATCCGTGACGCCTCCTGGCGCCACAAGAACATCCGTATCCCATTGAGCATCGCGGACATGACTCTCCCCTCATCAACGTCAGAGGGGAGAGCATACGTCCATGGACTGACGGGTGTCAGCTAGTCGTACTCAGCGAAGCACTCTTCACAGCCGTCTTTCGGCTGCTCTTCATGATCCGGGCACATCTCCTTGACGGAGATCAGTTCGGCATAGTAGCCGTCATCTTCGGTCTTGTAGATCAGCGCTTGCGCTTCGGCATCTTCGATCTTGTTGAAGATGTCCGTTACGCCTTCGTCGTTGAACACGCCCCACTCTGTCACGTCAGTTACCCTCATTTCGGCGAACCTGACGATCGTACCAAGCGGACCGACGCAATACGGCTGTCTCGCCGTATATGCGGTCGCCAGCGTCTAGCTCAACTTTGATTGTCTTCTGGGTGATCTTGACTACGATGCCGTCACGGGTGACCTGATTCCGATATCCGCCGAAGCAGTCGGTAGTGGTTTCAAGCCGGAGACGATCACCAAGCTTCACGGAACTGAAGTCAATGAGTTCAAACGTCTCCGTCATCTCAGTTGCTCCATGCCCTGTCGTATCCGAACACCTTAGCCAGTCGATCGGCTTCGCGCTGCATGATCTCGCGAAGCTCGTCCTCCTGGTCGTCCGGGATTTCCAGTGCCTGATTTGCCGGATCCCAGTACCCGAGAACATTGCCAATGCCGTGCATGATCGCCTTTTGCGCGATTTCTTTCAGTTCAGTGCGGGTCATCTTCTCGGACACTGCCACTCCCGATTCGGTTCCTGCGTTGCCTTCTGACGAAGACTCTAGACCCGTCGATCGATGCTTGTCAAGCGTCAAGTTTCAAACTGCTGGAGTGAACTTGTCGTCACGCACGTGACCTACCAGCACGCCGGTTGTGGAGTGGAACACCGGCTTGCCGGCAGGAAATGAGGTCGGGCACAAGTCGGGACGATCGATGCCAAGCTGATTGAGGCGTCTGACCGCCTCTGTGAACGTCTCGTACTTGCCCATGCTGGTGATGTCCGTCAGACAGTCGCAGCCATGGTGTATGACGCCCTTATGGCCGTGTGACGGCCTTCCCAGGAACTCGGCGATGAACATCATCGTTCTCCCGAGTACAGGAATCGGAAGAGTGCCACCTGGAGTTCAACCATGTCTCGTCCGTCGAACTCGCTGATATCGTATCCGTGCTCTGAAAGCACATCACGGATGTCTGTTATCAGACCGACCGTGAATCGATCGTCATTCGCCGGGCGAGGCGTGATCGGGAATGCGCCCATAATCGACTCCTAGTATTCGGCACAGATCTTGCAGTACTCGACAGCCTTGCAATTGCGGATGTGTCGATCGAGCGCTTCGCATTCTTCCTCGTACGAGATTTCGAAGTCATCGATCGTGTCGTCGTCCCACATGATTTCTCCCTAACCTGTCTCATCAGTGCCAGTAGGTCAATTCTGGCAGACGCGCTTTCGCGCGTTTCGACTATTGGAAGTGACGCCAGTTATTCCAAGGGTCGATTCCGCATTGCTCCATCACGAGCCAAGGATTCGGGTCTTCGTGCGTTGGACATGCGGCAACATATGCTGCGGCTTGATCGCTGGTCAGTCGAATTCCGTTGGACGTGGTGAATCGTCCATTGATCGAGTCGTATTGCAACGCGTAGTTGCTCGTTAGCCGGTGCCGATACTTCGGCCAGAACGTGAGGCTGTATTCGCCATCACGATAGTTCACACGATCGATCTTGAGACCAAGCTCTCTGGCTATCGCCTCAACTTGCACGGCTGCTGTCATGCGTCAAGTTTGGCATGCGTCAGCATGCCTGTCAAGCGTCAAGAAACATCCATCATCGCAGGTCAGGGACTGTGTGATGCACGTCACATCATGATGATGTCCCATACCGACTCCAGTGACATCACTAAGCAGGGTGAGAGCAAGTCCTACAGGCGCCTCGCGCGCCTGATAAATAAATATCTCTCTCTTATATATAGAGACTTCCCCGTAGAGGGAAGTCTCTTACTGATGATGATAGATATTGATTGATGCGATTCGCCTTTGAAGGCGAATCGCTAATAATTGACGATTATCGCGCACGAGCGCGAACACGAGTTTTCCGGTCATCGGTTGAATCTCTCGTCACCGGTTAAGGCGAAGCCGAAGTGCTCCCGGCTTCTGTCAAGGATGGCGCAATGCCTTAATGGCGATTCAGATTGATTCCTGGTGACCGGAAATTAACTGCGAAGTTCTTGGTAGCGGAAATATCGATCTGTGCCAGCTTCGTTCATTGCTGCCGATTGTCCTACGGCACTAATCGGCATTATGAAATACACCATAGTCCTTGCGGCTATGGTCTTTGACTCAATAGCGTAAATGGTAGCGCAGCGATAATGGATCGCAGGTAGCAGGTTCGAATCCTGTTGAGTCAACAAATAACCATCACCAGAAAGGAAGACTCCACAATGGGTGATGGATGGAAGAACAGCAATCGCGTCAATGAACTACCAAGCAACTGGAAACAGCTGCGACAAGTCGTGTTGCTACGCGATGGATATCAATGCACACACGTTGACGATTACGTTCGATGTGCACAGCGTGCAACAGATGTAGATCACATCGTGCATGGCAATAACCATTCATTGAACAATCTGCGATCGCTGTGCAACTGGCATCACGCACGCAAGTCCAGTGCTGAAGGCAATCAGTCGCCCAACAGGCGACGCGAGAGTATCCGCCGGCCGAAGCCGGCACATCCCGGATTGCTCTAGACATGAGTGATCCCCAGTGCAGCAACACTGGGGATCTGAGTCCAACTAGTCATCACCCATGGACTGATCATCTCATTGCGTCGCCGACAGGCGGGAACAATCAATCCGGTCACGACTATACCACTCCGGCACGGAGTGCCGTGACTTAAGACCGGTCTCAGTGCCTTCGTGACTCAGGGTGGTCTATCGGATGGCGATCCACCAGCCCCGGTAGGGGGTGGACCCCCTGACCTGCATCTATTTCATCGGGGCGAACCTGCGTCTCGCATTGTGTACGGGTCTGGGCACTATGAGCGATTGGGGGCGCAATGGACGCTGACCAGGAACTATCCACTCTAGATGACCTTGCAAATGCCCTTGATTTGGCCGCATCTGCGGACGAAGTCATGGTGCTCGCAGAACGGTGGCGTTGGTTTCACCCGCACGACCGCTTTGCCGATGGACTGATCTATGACGCCTGGCGCGCGTTCACGCGCTCATGAGTCTCTGGCTTCATCACTGGATCTGGATTGATCTCTGGTCTCCGATCTGGCCCAACCTTGCCGCATCAGCTTTCTGTGCGGCCATTGTCGATGTCCGTCACGTCCGTCGGACCAAGCAGCTGAAGAAGGATCTGACGGGGGGCAATAAATGAGTTTTACGATGGTCACTGTCACGGCTCGATACGAGACGATGAACGGGGATCCTGCTGCCGGCTCTATCACGCTGACTCCGTCAGTGGCGATGTCCAATGCTGGCGAGACGATCTCGACCATTCCACTGACTCTGACGCTGGCCTCTGGTCAGGCGACCTTTCAGGCCGCTGCAATCGATGACCCTGGCACGACACCTTCGGGCGTCGTCTACAACGTCACCGAGAATATCACTGGCGCGTCTCCGCGCACCTATAGTGTCCAGTTTTCGTACCTCGTCCCGACAGTCAACCTGTCGGATATTGCGCCGGCTTCCACCCTGGTGCCGAGTACGACGTATCAGCTGGTGGCTGCCAAGGGGCAGCCGAATGGCTATGCGGCACTCGACGGCAGCGGTCTGGTACCGGTTAGCCAGCTGCCAACTGCTGCCCTTGACGGCATCACTCAGGCTGCGGCTGACGCTCGATATGACGCCATCAACGCCGCTGCCGCTGTGGCAACTGCGGCAGCCACTACTTACGTGCCCCTCAGCGAGGTTGGCGCCGCTTCTGGCGTGGCGTCGCTTGACTCTACGGGCATGGTAACCGTGGCTCAGGTTCCTGGTGTCTATATGCCTCCTACGGCCAAGCTTCCGCAGTATGTGCCTCCTACGGCGATCGTGACTCAGTTCCAGTCCGGTCATGGATTCTCTTCGGCCGGGACGGGAACTTTCACAGCCAACGATACGACCGATTTCCTGTTCGGCCAGTCGTGCAACATCGTCACCGATGGTGCCGGTGGTCTAGCAAAGATCAAGAAGGTCGGCATGCCGGCCGTGAATACTACCGGCCAGATGATTCGCTTCAGGGTCAAGATCGATGACATCACGCACTTGACGCATCTGGAAGTCCTGTACGGGTCGTCCAGTCTCGCGAACTACTACGAGTGGATTCCGCAGCAGGCGCCTGCTGGCTCGAACTTCATTCCTTCTGGTGGCACTGGAGGCAACGGAGGTGGCTGGTACACGGTCACGCTTCACTTTGCCGACGCTACAACGTCGGGCTCTCCGTCCAGGACGTCTCTGACCGATCTCCAGTTCACGATTCAGGATGACGGGCTTGGGACCGGGGTCAAGTGTCACTTTCAAGATTTCGAGATCATCCCTGATGCTTCCGCGATCTTTCCGAATGGCGTTGTGTCGATCGGCTTCGATGACGCCTACTACTCGATGTACCAGTATGCGTTCCCGATCCTTCAGGCCGCTGGCATGCGTGCCAGCGTGTATCTGATTCAGTCTCTGATCGGCTCTAGCGGCCGGATGAGTCTCCAGAATCTGGACGACCTTCAGAAGTATGGCTGGGAAGTCGGGAGTCACGCGTACCTCGATGCGGACCACGCTTTGACCTACACGGGCATGACTGCTGCACAGCTTGATAATGATCTGCGGCTGATGAAGGCGTGGGAGATCGTCAATGGCCTCAGAGGCATGGACGGTACGGCATATCCGCTTGGTCAGTACGGTCTGACGACCGATGGCGTTTCGACTACGTCGATCATCAAGAAGTACAACAGATATGCCAGGACCATCACGCGCAAGACATATGAAACTTTTCCGCCAGCTGATCCCTACCGGCTTCGCGCTCAGTCTGCCATCGGCAGCTTTGCGGGGAACTATCCGGTCAGCACGATCACGGCTACGGATCTGCCCCACATCAAGGCGAATCAGCTGTGGGGCATCTACACGATGCACGACTTCACCACGGGTACTCCGTCGTCTTCGACTCAGATGACTGTGGCTGATTTCCAGACGTTCATTACGGCGCTTGCAGCGTCCGGCATTCCTGTCATCCCTGCTGGTGACGTTCTGAGGTACTACGGCTGACGATTGGAGGTGGTGGCATGGCTGGTCGTGGTCCGGCTCCGAAGCCGGCAGACAAGCGGCGTAGGCGCAATGCCAATGACGCCACCTCTATCGTGCCTGACGGCAAGCTCAGGGGGCCGACGCTCCCGAAGGACGTCGGTTTCGAATGGAATCCTCGCACTAAGGCTTGGTGGCTGAACTGGCGCAAGAGCGCCCAGTCGCAGACCATGACCGATTCCGACTGGGATTTTCTCCTGGATACGGCTCTGATGCATCACGCGATGTGGGAGAAGGGCCAATGGACTCTAGCCGCAGAGGTCAGATTGAGGGTCGCGAAGTTTGGCGCGACTCCGGAAGACCGGATGAGGCTCAAGTTTCAGATTGATGACCCTGACGAGGATATGCCGTCGCCGACGGCTGACAAGTCGGTGCCGCAGATGGATGACTATCGTCACCGTTTCGCGGCTAGTAGTGAATGAGAAGCTGAGGCCGCTTCCCCCGATGCTGACGCTCGGGTATCGGATTCTCGACTGGTGTCGAGACAACCTGATTCAGCCGGATGGCGACAATCAGGGAGATCCCTTCATCTTTACGGATGAGCAAGCGGCTTTCATCACTCACTTCTATGCCGTAGATGAGCACGGCAAATTCACGTACCGCCGTGGCGTGATCTCTAGGCCGAAGGGCTGGGGGAAGTCGCCACTCCTTGCGGCCATCTGCTGTGCAGAGCTGCTGGGGCCGGTTGTCTATGCCGGCCGGGATGAGCTTGGCGAGCCGATTGGCCGTCCGCAGCCATCACCGCTGGTGCAGCTTGCGGCAGTGTCCGAGGACCAGACGGGCAATACGTATGAGCTGGTCGTAGAGATGCTTAAGGGCCCTGCGATGGAGAATTACCCGGGCTTGGACCCGGGCCTGACTCGCACCTATACGGCCAACGGCAAGCTGATTCCGGTTACTGCCAACAGCACGTCGCGTGAGGGTCAGAGAACTACTTTCGCCGTTCTGGACGAGACTCACCTATGGACCGACGTCAACGGCGGCAAGCGCCTCTCCAGCGTCCTGCGACGCAATCTGGCCAAGATGAAGGGTCGCTCCATTGAGACGACCAACGCTTTCGTTCCTGGTGAGGGATCGGTAGCTGAGGCGTCGGCCGAGACAGCCCAGAAGGCGCTTGAGGGAAAGCTTCGCCGGAATGGTCTCTTGTATGACCATGTGGAACCACCTTTCGAGGTGGACAAGACCAACGAGAAGTCCATTCGCGCGGCTCTGACTCACGTGTATGGCGATGCTGTTGCCTGGATTGATTTCGATCGTCTGATTGAGGAGATCTGGGATCCAGCTACGGATCCCCAGGACAGTGACCGCTTCTACTTCAACATGATCACGCATGCGACCGATAGTTGGATATCCCAGCCGGAGTGGCTGGGATGCCAGGATCACACGAAGGACATCGAGCCTGGTGACGTCATTACCTTGGGCTTTGACGGTTCTCGTAAGCGCATGCGCAATGTCACTGACGCGACTGCCCTTATCGGCTGTCGCGTGAGCGATGGTCACATATTTCAGATCGCAGTGTGGGAACAGCCTGAAGGCCCGGAGGGCGAGAACTGGGAAGTCCCGATCATTGAAGTTCTTGCGGCGGTGGATGAGGCTTTCGAACGCTTCTCTGTGGTCGGCTTCTATGCCGACCCTGCCAAGTGGGAAGGCCACATCTCGACCTGGGAAGCGAAGTACAGCAAGCGCCTACAGGTGAAGGCCAGCGCCAATCATCCGATCGAATGGTGGATGACCGGTGGCCGGCTCACTCTGACTGTCCGTGCTTTGCAGATCCTGCATAACGCGATCATCGATCACGAGATGACCCATGACGGATCCTATGCGCTTACGCGTCACATGCTCAATGCCCGACGTCGCGTCGGTCGTACTGGCGTGACGATCGCCAAAGAGCATCCGTCATCGCCACGGAAAATTGATGCCGCTATTGCAGCCACTTTGGCATTCAAGGCTCGCCAGGATGCTCTAGCCGCCGGCGCTACGGCGCCCGTAAAGCGCTCTAAGCGCCTCTACCGATTCTAAGGGGGTTATGCGTGCTCGATGATACCGATGTCTCGAATGCCCCCGGTTGGTGGCTGATGCGCCTAGGAAAGGCGCTGAGCGGCGATGTGCCGCGTATGGCGGATCTGATGCGGTATGACTCCGGGGATCATCCGTTGCCCGTCGGCAACAGGAAGATGCGGGATACCTACCACCGCCTTCAGAAGATGGGCCGGAGCAATTACACGGGTCTGGTCGCTGAGGCTGTTGAAGAGCGCCTGGTAGTTACTGGATTCCGTACCGGATCCAAGGGAACTCCCGCTACCGATGATGAGGCATGGGGCATTTGGCAGGCGAATTCACTCGACGCCGACTGCAACATTGTCCATCATCAGGCGCTGGTCACTGGTCGATCCTATGTGATCGTGGGCCAGGACCCTGACGACAGTACGGCCGTCCTGATCACTCCAGAGTCTCCCCTTCAGGTGATCCACGAATCCGATCCGTGCCGGCCGCGAAAGCTGCTGGCCGCGATGAAGACATGGATCGACTCGATTGAGGGTCGTCAACTGGCGATCGTCTACATGCCAGATCAGATCTTCTACTTTCAGGCCGTACAGCCGGGCATGGATCCTGCGGAGTGGGATCCGAGATCCTGGGAAGTTAAGCAGGAACCGGCTTCGAATCCTCTCGGCGAAGTCCCCGTGGTCCCTTTCATCAACCGGCGCCCCCGGGCGCCTATGGGCATGGGTGAGTTCGAGGACGTCACTGACATCCAGGACCGCATCAACGTCACGATCCTTGATCGTCTCGTCACTCAGGCCATGCAGGCATATCGCCAGCGCTGGGCCAAGGGCATCAACGTTGAAGACGAGAACGGGAATCCTCAGCGACCCTTCGATCCCGGCGCGGATCTTCTGTGGATCGTTGAAGACGAGGATGCCCAATTCGGCGACTTTCAACAGACCGACCTGAAGCCGATCCTAGACGCATGCTCATCTGACATTCGCGACTTGGCGGCTATCAGCCGCACTCCTCCGCACTACCTGCTGGCAGACATGGTCAACGTGTCTGGTGACGCCCTGACGGCCGCAGAGAGCGGCCTTACCAGCAAGGTCACCAATAGATCGGTGGAGTTCGGTGAGGCATGGGAGAAGGTCCTCAGACTCGCTGCCATGTACGGGGATGGTGAGGTCGGCGACGACAGTGTCATCGTCTGGGCCGATCCCGAGAGGCACAGTCTCTCCGAACTTGCCGATGCCGCAGTGAAGTACGAGAGCGCCGGTGTTCCCTTCAGGGAGCGCATGGCCCTGTTGGGTTTCACTCCTGCCGAGGTTGACCGGATGGAAGCAGAGCGCATGAAAGATGCTCTGGTCGCGAGCCTCAACTCTCCGCTCTCTGTCGATCCTGGTGCGGCGCCAGGTGCGAGCACGATGGCTCTCACACAACCGGGACAGCTGGATGCTGCATCACCTCCTGGTCTTCCGTCACCTCAGCCGGCTCCGCAGCCGGCCACTAGGTGAGCACGTCTGTACTGGCTCAACGGGCTGATGCCGCTGTGGCGGCTGTCAGACACAGGACGATCATCCAGGCTCAGCGCGCCTGGTCGGCATCGCCGGACTACTCGGATGCTGGTCTGGCCGTATGGCTCTCTCAGATCGTCCCTCTGATGTCTGCGAGCCAGCAGACGATCTCCACTCTCACTGACATCTACATCGCTGCGGTCCTGTCGGACATGAGCGGACACACAGTCAACCCGGTTGGTATCCCTGCCGAAATGGCGTCGGGTGCTGCACTCCGAAACGGAGTGACGCCGGAGATTGAGTATGAGCGTCCCTTCAAGGAGATCTGGTATCAGCTCTCGCAGGACAAGGATTTTGCCGAGGCTGTAGGCATCGGCGAGCAACGCGCGATGACGATGATCTCTACCGATCTTCAGTTGGCCAGGACTCATTCAGCGCGGTACGCGCTTGAGCAGTCTGGTCCTGGGGTTGGTGTGGTCGGCTACCGCCGTGTCCTGACTTCAGGCAGCGCTTGCGCCCTGTGTCAGATCGCTGCGACGCAGCGCTATCACATCACCGACTTGATGCCGATTCATCCGAACTGCACATGCGGCGTAACGCCGATCGAAGGCACGAAGAAGATCGGTCAGAAGATTGATGCCATGTACGTGAGTCCGGACGCTGAAGCGTCGGATACGTCTGGCAGCTTCTCGCCATTCTATGGCGATCATCCTGGGCTATCCGTTCACCACAATGGCGAGATTGGCCCAGTGCTTACCGTCAAGGGACAGGCTTTCCGTGGTCCTTCTGACATTCCTCCGGCGGCCGAAACGGCAGCCTAGACCCGAAACGGGAGACACAAATATGGCTGACGACCCAACCACTCCGCCCGCTGGCGCCGATCCGAATACGCCGCCTGCCGGTGTGACTGATCCGGCGACTCCGCCGGCACCTCCTGCTGATCTGGATTCGGCGCTCAAGGAACTTGCCAAGTGGCAGGCAATGAGTCGCAAGAACGAAGAGCGAGCCAAGTCCAACGCCGCTGCGGCTACTGAGCTTCAGCAGATCAAGGATGCTCAGCTTTCCGCCGAACAGAAGGCACAGAAGATCGCAGATAAAGCCACTGCCGATGCGGCAGAGGCTAAGGCGGCTCTCGCTCGGTATCAGGTGGCTGCGGCCAAGGGTGTTCCGGTGGAGCTTTTGACTGGAGCTGATGAGGCAACTCTTCTCGCTCAGGCAGATGCACTCCTGCAATTTGCTGGCCGTCAGCCAGCTGCCCCTAGCGCTCCCAATCTGGGCCAGGGGAATCGTGGCACCACTTCGGCGCCACAGGATCCGAATGCTTGGCTCCGGCGAATGGCCGGAGGTCAGTAACCCAGCTCAGCCCGACTCCAGTGAACGCCCGGAGGTCGGGCGTTTTGCATTGGAGGACTGTTGACTACTAACCCCTTCTCGGGTGGCCAGTATGGTTCTGGCCTTTATCGTAATGCCGGGTCGCCGGCCGGGGGCGAGCCCCTGGTCCCGACTCCGGTATCCGCCCAGATCATTCAGGAACTGCCTACCGCATCGGTTGCCCTTGCACGTGCACGCAAGGTGACTATGTCGGCGCTGACTCAGCGCCAGCCGGTCCTTTCCGTGCTGCCGCAGGCATACTTTCTGAATGCTTCTAGCACTCCTGGTGCTGGTGACTACAACCTCAAGAGCACGACTCAGCAGCAGTGGAAGAATGTTTCGCTGATTGCCGAAGAGCTTGCTGTGATCGTGCCGATTCCGCAGGCATACCTTGATGACGCTCAGGTCGATATCTGGGCCGAGGTGCGGCCTAGGATTGTTGAGGCTCTGGGTATCGCTATCGATGGGGCATGCCTTTTCGGCGTGAATCGTCCGGCCACTTGGTCTACCGATATCTACACTGCCGCCATTGCGGCCGGCAACACGATCACTCCCGCTACTGCGTCTGGTGCTAATGGGCCGGATCTCGGTGTGGCCATTACTCAGATGGGCGCCCAGCTGGTTAAGCAGGGCTACAGCATCGATGGGTTTGCGACTGCGCCTGGCTTTGGCTGGACTCTCGCGGGGTACCGTTCTCCGCAGGGTCTGCCGATTTATCAGCCTAATACTGATGGCACTCCCGGCGGGAATCTCTATGGGTTCTCTACCAGTGAGGCTAAGAACGGCGCCTTCAATCCGCAGACTGCCAGCCTGATTGCTGGCCAGTGGGACAACGCAATCATCGGTATGCGGCAGGACATCACTTTCACGATGCACACCGATGGTGTGATTCAGGATGGCTCCGGCAATATTGTCCTGAACCTGATGCAGCAGGACTCCGTTGCTCTTCGGTGCGTTATGCGCCTGGGTTTTGCGACGGCCAACCCTGTTACTGCCCTGGGTCAGAAGCGCGGGACTTACTTCCCGTTCTCGGTGATGGCCCCGGTTGCTGAGCTGACCTGATAGGAGGTATCCAGTGCGCGTTCTCGCGATGGTCCATTGGTATGTCCCGCACCACAATGGTGGTGCGGAGGTAATGCTTCACACGATGCTCCGCGCACTGGTCGAGCGCGGGCACGAGGTTGACGTTCTGGAATCTCGCGCCCCGCTCAACGCCTCTTACCGGCATGACGGCTACACGATCGACGGTATCCGAGTCCATCCCTTCCGGGATAAGGAGGATCCGATTGATCTGATGCCTAAGTGCGATGTTGTCGTAACGCATCTGGAGAATACTGCGCGAGCCGTTGTGCTCGCGCGATGGATGCACAAGCCGGTTTTTGTTGTGAATCACAACGATTTCGACAACACGCGCGCCTGGTCCGGCGCATCAGATGTCTATCAGGTCTATAACTCTGAATGGCTCAGGGATGAGCTTCAGGAGTATCAGCCCGTCCCTGACTGGCTGGTGGTGCGTCCGCCGATCAATGCGGACGAGTACCGGACGAAGCCGGGTACTAAGGTCACGCTGATCAATCTGAATGCGGACAAGGGTGCTCACGTTTTCTATGAGCTGGCTCGACGCATGTCTGAGACACAGTTTCTCGGCGTGGTCGGCGCTCATGGCGACCAGATCATTGAGTATCTTCCGAACGTGACGATTGTGAATCATGTCGATCCGCATGGCATGAGCCGTGTCTATCGCCAGACTCGGATCCTGCTGATGCCGAGCGTCTATGAGTCCTGGGGACGTGTCGGGGTGGAAGCTATGGCCTCCGGCATCCCGGTGATTGCGAATCCCACAAACGGCCTCACAGAGGCTCTGGGCGACGCTGGCACGTATGTATCCAGGGATGATCTGGACGGCTGGCAGACGGCCATTGAGAGGCTGTCTGATGGGCGCGTGTGGAATGGCGCGTCGCGCCGCGCACTGAAGCGATCCAAAGAACTTGATCTGGTCCGCGATGCGGACCTGAATCACTGGTGCTTCATGGTGGAGACAGCGTGACGATTCCGACTCCTCCATCTCTGCCCGCACTGGCCACTGTTACCGATGTGGCCAACCGAATGCCTCGACCGTTGACGTCCGCAGAGCAGACGCGGTCAGCGTTTCTTCTGACAGACGCCTCTGAACGGATCCGGTCCTTCACCAAACAGACCTTCAACTTGATCCAGACTGCCGAGGTCATTGCCCCGGTGGACAACCAGATCATTTTGCCGCAGCGGCCCGCCATTAGCGTTGATGCTCTTGCGCGAGTAGATCCTAGCGGCAATAGCTACATGCCCTACTCGATCTTCACTTGGGATGGCGCTCAGACCATCATGCTTGGTCCGCCATCGGCGGTAATCAATGCTCCCGAGTTTTGGGTAGACAACGACTGGTTTTGGCGGAACGTCACCTATCTAGTGACGTACACCCATGGCTATTCGGTCATTCCAGACAAGGTGGTTGGCGTCTGCGCGACGATGGTGATGCGCGTTCTTTTGGCGCCTGGTTCTCCTGGCGTTGTGGGAGAGACGATCGGCGGCTACTCGTATCGCATGGCCGATGGCGTGCCACTGGCAGCCATCTCTATGACTTCCGATGATGAAGAAGTCCTGAAGCCTTTCTGCGCTCGCAAGAACCGCACGATTGAATTCCGCTGATGCTAGAGAACATCTTTACGGTGCCCATCATCATTCAGCGCGCCGGCTTCACCGTGGACAAGTACAACAATCCTGGCATCGACTGGTCCAACACCACGGAGACAACTGTCTCCGGATGGCTGGACACCAATCAGAGACGGATGGGTGAGCAAGAGACCAACCGGGACGCTCTCGAATCCGACGGCAATGCTTTCCTGCCGGCTGGCACCGATGTCCTTGGTACGGATCGGCTCATCATCAATGGCGTGACCTATCAGGTTTACGGCATTCCGGCTCCGGTCCCCCGACCGGGATTCGGTATCCATCACATCGAGTGTCGGATTAAGAGGTTCAGTGGCTAGCTTCTCGTTCGATCCGGACTGGATCAAAGAAGAGCTGTTCGAGTCGCCTGAGCTGATCGACATGTTCGATGAGATGGGGGAATCGGTCCTCACGTCTGCCCGCGAAATCGCGGGGCAGTACAACAGGACAGGGCAATTTCAGGCCTCCCTTCGGGGCGCCGTATTTAGGGCATCCAACGGACGGCCCTACTACCGCGTGTGGTCTGACGATCCTGCTGCCTACTCAATTGAGTTCGGCACAGCGAAGGACGCTCCGCACCGTGTACTCGGTCGAGCTATTGGCAAGTGGCAGACAGCCGCTGTCCATAACGGCGAAGTCGCCGAGAAGCGACGCAACAAGCGTGCCGTCGAGAAGAACATCCGGGAATGGGCTGACCGTGTCAGGAGGTGATCGGCCTGATTGAACCTGCCGATCTGCCAGACATCGAAGAAGTCATCGTTCAGTGGCTGTTGACGCTGCCGGCTCTGGCCGGCGTCCAGATCGGGACGAGAGTCCCGACTGATTACAACGGTTCTCAATCCGTGGTCCGTGTGGTTCGTCTTGGCGGATCCACCGATTTTCTCATGTGGTCTGACAACCCCCGACTAGACATCGACTGCTTCGGCCCAGATAAGGCCACGGCATTCAATCTCACGCGGATCGTACGTCGTGCACTGGCGTTCGATATCCGCTTTGCCGATCTCTCGTCCTTCGGTGCGTGTGTCACATCGGTCAATGAAGACGTTGGCCCGCAGTGGTTTGACGAAGAAGATTACCCAAATGCCGGCCGTTATCTGACTCAGATATCGGTCATGGTGCACGCCTAAAGGAGGCAACATGGCCGCTACTGGCCAGCAGACTTCACAGATTCGAGTGGCCGGACAGGGCCACCTCTATATTGCTCCCGTGGGCACTCCGGCCCCCACTGACGTTGTGGCTTCCTGGGCCAGTGTTTCTGCCCTGTGGCAGGATCTCGGCTTCACCGATGACACTGGCGTGGTCCTTGGCAAGAAGGACAGCTGGGATGAGATCGATCTCTGGCAGACGACCGTTCCCGGTCGCTACGTGCCGAAGAGTCGGGCAATGACCGCGAAGTTCAGCCTCGTGCAGATGAATGCCATCACGCTGCCCCTGTGGGCCGGTGGTGGCGCTGTCGCCACCAATGGCGCCAGCGGATACCTGTACACCATCTCCGAGACGCTTGTCTCTTTCGAGCGGACACTTGGGATTGAGTGGACCGACAACAACGGCGCTATCACTACCCGAATCATCATTCCGCGTGGTCAGGTGACCGACACCACCGATATCAACCTGACTCGCGACAAGAGTGCGGCTCTTGGCATCACGTACAACGCGATGGGACTCGACGGCGTGACGCCTCTCGTTTACTGGTACACCAACGACCCGAACATGACTCCCTGATCGCCGCCTTATTTCTTGACGCTTGACACCCATATTCGGCCTGTCCCCGCTTAGAGGGGCGGGGACAGGCATCCTCTCGAAGGGATTTACACACCATGGCTTTTGACGTTAATGCCGCCCGTGCTCAGCGCCTTGAGGCGAACGGCGAGAAGTTCGAGTTTGTGATTGATGGCGAGACCTTCAACTTTCCGACGGAACTGCCCGTTGATGTGCTGGAGACGATGGCGAATGCCGGCAATGATCTGAAGCAGATTGTTAGCGCGGTGATGAACGACGTTGATGCATCGACCCGGTTTTTCGCCCACAAGGTTTCCGTCCAGGATGTCCGGGCGATTCTGGATGCGTGGCGCTCTGAGACTGGTGCGAGCGTGGGGGAAGACTCGCCCTCTGTGAGCTGATCAACGAGCACGCAGAGGCTATTGAAGCTGATCTCCTCCACTACTACCGCGTCGATATCTACGACTGGTACAGGGGCACACTGTCCAGCCGACGGCTTCTGAATTTGATCCGTCGGCTTCCACAGGATTCTCAGCTCTCGCACGATACGAATGGCGAGATGGCTGACTGGTCGCGGAGCGACCACCTGCTAGCAATCACTGTCGATCTCCTTGGAGAGATCCAGTGGGCCTACTCCTCTGTCCATGGCGAGGAGAAGCCGACGCGTCCGACGCGTATCCCGCGTCCAGGTATTTCCGATTCCGAAGTTCTTGTTCCCGCAGCATCTAACGCCGATATCGCGGGATTCCTCATGTCCTAGGGAGGCTACATGGCTGGCTCCGCGCGCTCCGCCGGCGTCGCCTATATTGACCTGGCCCTAGGCGATACGGCAGCACTCGTCTCGGATATCGAGAAGTATGTCAGGGCTGCCGCTGAGGCAGCACAGAGCGAGCTGTCCAAGGCATTCACGGTCAATGGCTCTGAGGCGCTGGCGCCCATTGTAGAGGCCGCAACTGAAGCAGCCGGGGAAATGAGCACATCCATCTCGCGGAGCCTCACAGAGGCTCTTGGGGATGCTGCTACTAACATCTCTGAGAACATCACCAACTCTGTTGGTAGTGCTGCGACCGATGCGGCAGCCTCACTCGTATCGACCCTTTCCGAGGCTGGCGCCGAAGCCGGCGAGCAGCTGTCTCTGAATTTTACTGAGGCTGCGGCCGAGAATTTTCAGCTGTCTTTCTTCGATGCTGACGATCTGACATATCAGGCGTCGCTGGCCGGCCGTGAGGCCGGAGAGGCGCTGACTGAGAGTCTGAGCGAGACCGTCAACGACTCGACTGCATCCCTTGGATCCGTTTTTGGATCTATCGGCGTGCAGGGAATGCTTGCCAATGTCCAGTCGTTTGGCGGACAGGCCAGGGGCCTTATTTCTTCTGCTCTCTCTGCTGGTGGCTATGATGGCGGAGAAGCGATTTCCGAGTCGTTCAAAGAACTCGGTACTGGTCTCAAGTACACGATCGGCTCATGGGGTCTCGGCTATGTTGCCGGCTCGATGATCTCGCGCGGCATCTCCAGCGCATTCGACGCGATCAAGTCGAGCGTCATCGACTTCAACTCAGAGATGCAGACCGCGCAGATCTCGTTTACGACGCTGCTTGGTTCAGCGTCGAAGGCTACGGCCATGATCGCTCAGATCAAGTCCTTCAGCCTGGGCACGCCGTTCCAGTTCGAAGACCTCACCCAGGATGCTCAAGAGCTTCTTGCTTTGGGCGTCAACGCCCAAAGCATCATCCCGGACCTCACTGGTCTTGGAGATGCCGTATCCGCCATCGGCGGCAACAGCTCGACCCTGGATTCCGTCGTACAAGTTTTCGGCGAGATGCAGTCCAAGGGCCAGATCATGGAAACCCAGCTCAGGGAGCTGGAGATCCGGGGAATCCCCGCGCTCCAGATTCTTGCTGCCGGCTATGGCGAGACTACGACTCAGATGTCGAAGAACATCACTGCCGGCAAGATCATGGCGACGCAGGCTCTGCCGATCCTGATCAAGGGTATCGAGAACGGCACTTCCGCCACCCGCGCAATGGGTGGCGAGATGGCTGCCCAGTCTAAGACTTTCGCAGGATCCCTGTCGAACATCAAGGACGGCTTGACGCAGTTCGCTGCTGGCGCCTTTAGGCCCGTGTTCAATGAGCTGAACTCGCTGTCATCCCGCTTCGCTGGATTCTCTTCATCGACTGGCCTTCAGAATATGGTCGCGCCGATCGCGGCCGATGTCAGCAAGGGCATTGGGGATGTTCGCAAGTTCATCTCTGAACTGGTCACGGATCTCCGTCCAGCGGCTCCGCTGGTTAAGGACATTGTAGGGAACTTCGGAAAGTTCAGTGCGACCAAGGGGATTCTCTCTCTGGTCGCGCCGTTGGTCCTGGATATTGCTCAGGCGATTGGCGCCATTGGCCACAACGCTATCGCGGCTAAGATCATCTCGGATATCGCCGAAGCGTTCCTGATCTGGCGAAGCTCAGTGATGCTGCTGAACATCCAGATGGCGATTTTCGATGCGCTGTCCGACGCCAACGTATTCACCCTCATCGTGATGGGTGTAGCTGCCGCTGTTATCGGCGTTGTTGCGCTGTACCAGCACAGTAAGACTTTCCGCGACATCCTTGGCGACATTGGCCATGTGGCCTCCTTGGTGTGGTCCGGGATCGTGACCGGATTTGACTGGGTCAAGTCGGCCCTAGGTGCCGGCTTCGATTTCATCAAAGACCATCTGTACGTGCTTTTTGCCGCCGGACCCATTGGGGTCTTGGCGCTCTTTGTCATCGAGGTCATCAAATACTTCGGCGACTTGGAGCACGGGGTCATGGACGCTGTCCATGCCGTCGGTGATGTAATGGGCTGGCTCTGGCACAACGTACTTGCCCCGGTTTTCGATGCCATCTCTTTTGGCGTGCGCCTCCTGGTCGTTATTGTTGGAACCCTGCTGGCGACACCTTTCGTAATCGCCTATCACATCCTGTCTCCGCTGATCACTGCACTTTGGCAGGACGTCTTTGATCCTGCTTTCAAGGGGATCGGGTGGCTTGCTAGCTGGCTTTGGTCGAACGCTCTCGGCCCAACCTTCCGATTCATTGGTGG